GCCGGAACGCCCAGATCGGACGCAACTTTCTTGTCACTCCAGCCGGAGGAATAGCCTTTGCTCTCGTCGAGATAGACTTCATCGATCTTCGCGAAGATCAGCCGGCGATCTTCTTTAGTCATCTGGCGGGGAGGTTCCGCTTTAATCGCCAACTCGACCACGTTCGACTCCTTCGGTTTTTTCTTTTCTTTCTCCAAACATTTTGGGCAAACGTCTCGCCCGTCTTTGCTGGAAATGAACCATCCATTATTGCGAAATCTGTTCGCCGCAGCTTCAAACGGGAGCGATCCAGAATGATTATTGGCGCTGATTTTCTCGGTGTGACCGCATTGTGAACAACAGGCTATGACAGCCGGCATACGCCGACCTCCGCCTGTTTCGATTGTCGCTTTGGAAAACATCCGGTTCACGATCCGAAAATCTCCTTTTTGACTTTCCGCACATGCCGCGCGGCATGTTCCTCGCCGTATTCAGTGGCGCAATCGACGTATTCAGGGATCAGTCGACGCGGCACCCACGCCGGGACATCAAAACCGCGAGCGGCGGCGCGCGTCAGGTATCTGTCGTAGGCGTCGTTTTTCTCGCCCGCCTTCGGCAACTCATGAACCGCAACGGCGAGAGACATTTTTGCGCCTCTGAAAAGGCCCCGGCGCCGCCGCGCGCCGGGGAGTTGGGGAGGGAACAGCCCGAAGGCCGGATGTGCCGCTTAGCGCTGCGGCGGCGCTTCCTGCCGCGACCGGGGCCGCTGCAAAAACTCGATCACCCGCTTTTCACAAGGGCCGTCAGACCGATGATGCACAGGGAAATGATGGCGACGGTCGCAATCACAATCACGACGCTCCAGAACGTGACGACCTCGACATCAAAATCATAATCGTCGTTCGGGTTCATCATTGCGAAACCCTCCGGTTCAATTCGTGAGTGCGGGCGATCTCGTCGGCTTCGCTCCAGTCGGCGTCGCTGATAAAGGCGAGGGAAACGCCCGCATCCCAATAGGATTTGATCCGATCCGCGCGGTTCTCGATGGGCTGATCTTTCAGCGCCTCGATCATCTTCTCTGCAAGGGCTTGAACGTGAGCCGCAGGCATTACGCGGCCTCGTCATTCGTATAAGAGGGCGCGTTATCCGTAGATTTACGCGCTTGATCATTCGTGTCGCTCGGCAGAAAGTCGTTAGGCGTAACGGCCGAGCCAGTTGCCTCCACGATCTTGACCATTTGCTCAGGCCGAGGCGTTCGTGCGCCAGACAGCCAATGAGAAACGGCCTTCTCTGTGACGCCAATTTTTCGCGCAAGATCAGCGGGCGTCAGACTATGACCTTGCAGATAAGTAGAGAGCTTCATATCTATGCGAATAGAACATTTTGTTCTGCTTGTAAAGAACATTTCGTTCTATTGCTTTTTGTCAATAAAATCATAGATATAAACTATGAGTAACAGTGCGCGTTCTATTTTTAAGTTCAAGCGTCCTGACGGCAACGCACCGGCTTGGTCGTCTCGCTTATGGTGGGCTTTAGAACACTCCCTTGTCGACAAAGCATCAATCGCAACAAGGCTTGGTGTTCACTCCAAGACGATAGACAGTTGGACGACCGGGCGCACGGAGCCTCAATTTTCCAACTTGGTCATCATTTCTGAAATTACGGGCGCGAGCATAGATTGGCTTTTGAAAGGCGACGGATTACCGCCAACAAAAAAGTAAACTTTCGCACAATTATAGATAAGAGGCTGATTTTAATTGTATTTCTAAAATCAATAGAAATTTCGGCCAAAAAGAACATTTTGTTCTTGAAATAAGGAACAATTTGTTCTTATAATCTCCATCGGTTCAAGCCGGTGGAGGACGATATGACCTTTTCCCAAGATCAACTGGCCTGCCTGTTGGCGTTTGGCCCGCTTGTGGCGGGCGCGCTGGCGTTGGCGGCTGCGCACGTCGTTATCGAGATCAACACGCAGCGCGCGGCTCGCCGGGCGTGGGCGCCGATCCGAAAGGACCGCCGCCATGGATGAGGTTCATGTCCCGATCTCGATGATGGGCGCGGATTTCACGGCTGTCGTCTATTTCACAATCACCGAATACGGCTCGCCGCCGATTATTGACTACAACCACGGCGGCGATCCGGGCGTCGATCCCGAATGGGACATTGACGAGATTTACCTCGTTGAGGATCGCTGGGACGAAGACGGCCCGGAGTTTGAGTCGACCGGCGCTCTCTTCAAAGTGCTTTCAAATAACAAGGCGATAAACGACGCCATTCTTGATGTCGTGAACGACGAGGCAAGCGAGCGTCGTTATTTGCGCCGGCGGAGGGCGGCATGACGCCCGAGATTTATAGCACCACCCACGACGCGATGACGGAAGCCTACAAGTTCTGGACCGCGCTTAACAACCTTCCGCACGTCCATCCTGATCGGCTTCTCACTCAACACGTTCACAAACTGCGCGTCTATGAAATTCGACATCAAGCCCTCGCTTGGTGCGTGTTGCTTGGCGCGGAAAAGAAACCCGTCGACTCCCAGGCGACGGTTTAGGAGGCGGCGGGCGTTCTCTCCTGCGCCCGCCGCTATTTTTTAAGATGCGAGGAAAACCCAATGAGTAATGTTGCAACGATAGAGGCGACTTCGGTTGCCACTGTCCCGGCGGCGGTATCTGAAACCGCTGCGATCCTGCAAATTATCGAGCGCGCTGCGAGCAATCCCGCGACGGACATCGAGAAAATGTCGCGGCTTTTTGAAATGCGCAATCAGGTTGTCGCCGAGCAGCGACAGGTTGCGTTCAACGCCTCAATGGCTGCGGCACAGGCCGAAATGCCGCTTGTCCTGAAAAGCGCCAAGAACGACCAGACGCGCAGCACCTACGCCACTCTGGAGCAGGTTTGCCGCACGATTAGTCCGGTCTGGACGAAACACGGCTTTGCGCTTTCGTTTGGCACGGCCGATTGCCCGATCAAAGACCATTATCGCATCACCTGCGACGTGAGCCACGCCGAAGGTTATTCGCGTTCCTACTACGCCGACATTCCGATTGATGCAGCCGGCCTTAAAGGACAGGTCAACAAGACGGCGACACATGCGTTCGGCTCGACCATGAGCTATGGCCGCCGCTACCTTACGTTGATGATCTTCAACATCGCCACGACTGACGACAACGACGGGAACCGTCCGAGGCAGACAGACAGGTTGCCAGAGGTTTTTGGCGACGAGCTGATCGACTCCGAGCAGATCATGGCCATCGAGAAGCTAATCGAAGATGTCGGCGCCGACAAAGCGCGCTTCCTCAAATTCTTTAAGGTTGAGGCGCTGACGGATATTCCCGTCGCTCGCTATGACGACGCCATCGCCTGCCTGAACGCCAAGAAGAAAGGCGCGTCATGAGCATCGAGATTATCGACTGCGAGCAAAATTCAGAGGCTTGGTATCAAGCCCGCGCGGGCATCCCAACTATGTCCGACGCCGACACTTATACGATGAAAGGAGTCGGCGGCAAAGGCGAGAGCAAAACCCGCCAGAGCCTTCTCTATCGGAAAGCCGGCGAAATCATCACCGGCAAGCCGTCCGAAAGCTACTCCAATCACCACATGGAGCGCGGTCATTTGCTGGAGTCGGAAGCGCGCGACCTTTACGCCTTCATGGTGGACAAGGAGCCGCAGCTTGTCGGCTTTGTTCGCAACGGCCGGCGCGGCGCAAGCCCTGACGCCCTGATCGGAGCCGATGGCGTCCTCGAAATCAAAACCAAAATGCCAGAACGGCTGATCCCGGTCATCGAGAGCGACAAATTCCCGGCTGAACACAACGCGCAATGCCAAGGGATTTTGCTTGTTACGGAACGGGAGTGGGTCGATTTGGCCTGCTACTGGCCGGGCTTCGATCTGGTGATCCGCCGCGCCTATCGAGACGAGAAATTCATCAAACAACTGTCGGACGCAATCGACAAGTTCAACGAGGATTTGGACGCGCTGGTTGAGCGCATCCGTAAGCAAGGAAAGGCCGCATAATGAACCGCGCAACACTTATCGGGCGTCTCGGGCGCGATCCAGATGTCAGAACCACGCCCGGCGGCGCTCGCGTCGTGTCGTTCTCCGTCGCCACGTCGGAGCGCTGGCGGGACAAATCGTCCGGCGAAATGAAAGAGCGCACCGAATGGCACAATATCGTCATTTGGAACGAGAACATCGGGAAGATCGCCGAGCAATATTGCCGGAAGGGCTCGCAAATCCTGATCGAGGGCGCGATCCAAAGCCGCGAATACACCGACAAGGACGGCGCCCAGCGCAAGGTGACGGAGATCGTCCTGCAAGGGTTCAACGGGACGCTGAAACTGCTCGACGGCAAGCGAGACGATGACAGCGGACACCGTTCGTCGGAGCCGGCGAGCCGAAGCGCGCCGCTGCGCGATCAACTCGACGACGAAATTCCTTTTTGAGGGTTAGGCCATGCTTCCGATTGTCGCCCGCTGGACAGGTGAAGAGTTTACGCCGCTTGGCCGCAGCCGAAAGGACTGCGACCAGGAGCTTGTCGTCGGTCAGATTTACAAACTGGAGCGCGTCGAGGAACGATCGGAAGCAAGCCATCGTCACTACTTTGCAGCTATTGCAGAGGCGTGGGCGAACCTGCCGGAAGATATGGCCGAGCGGTTTCCAAACCCGGAAATGCTGCGCAAGTTTTGCCTTATCAAAACCGGCTACTGCACCCAGCAGCAGCACGTCGCCAAGACGCGCGCCGAGGCCGAGCGGCTCCGGGCTTTTATGTCGAGCTTTCTGATCGGCAACGACAATTACGCGATTGTCGCCTTGGAAGGCACCGTCGTCACCGTCTGGAAGGCGGAGTCGCAATCCTACAAGGCGATGGGCAAGAAGCGCTTCACGGAAAGCAAGCAGGCGGTCCTCGACTATTGCGCGTCGCTTGTTGGCGTCGCCAAGACGGACCTCGAACGCAACGCCGGGATGGCTGCGTAAGAAAAGCAACGAATTATTCAGGAGAATAAAACAATGTTGAACCTAATCATCATACCCGCCTTCGTCGTCGCCATGCTGGCGGTCTATGCCGCCGCCGAGGAAAGCGTCGAGAAGCGCGTCGGCGCCAGACAGTCACCGCAGGACGCGCAGGATAGGCTCAACCATGCGCAAAGGGTGAGCGAGTGGATTCATGAGAACTACCAGGAATGGCTAGACGGCGATCAACGTGCCGACGACTTCTACGCCAAGCCGGTCAATCGCCTTCGCCTCTGGCTCTCCAACATCATTGCGCCCTGACATGAAGCGCATCGAGTTTTCGGCAAAAATACGAGACAAGGCGGCGGATCGCGCTGGCGGAAAATGCCAGCGTTGTGACATGCCATTTGCCGGGAAGAAGATGCACTTCGACCATATCTTGCCGCTCGCGCTCAATGGCGACTCGACGCTGGCGAACTGTCAGGTTCTTTGTGAGCCTTGCCACAAAGACAAGACCGCCAAGGAAGATGTGCCGCGCATCAGGAAGGCGGATCGGTCACGACGTGCAGCGCGCGGAATAAAAAACCAGACGGCGCCAAAAATCAAAAGCCCCGGCTTTCCAGTTAAACCAGAGAAACCCGGCAAAATCGACAAGTCAAAATTACAGCCACTCCCGCGCCGAAATATCTTCACTGGAGAGATAATCAGATGACGACCGTTCCTTTCGACGCCCTAATATTCAATAGCTCCCTTACCATTCGGGCCACCGACGAGGGTGACGAAGCAGTCGACACGCTCGCTTCATCGATCAAAGCGCATGGCGTTCTGGTCCCTCTTACCGTCAGGGCCGCCGGCAACCATGTCGAGATTGTGAAAGGCGGGCGCCGCTGGCGCGCGATCAAGCGTCTTGATGCCGGAGAGGCGCGCAGAACCCGAAAACCAAAAGATAAATCGCCTAAGCCGGCGCCAGTCGAGACGGCCGACACAGCCAACGCGGCCTGATAGAGAGGAATCAAGATGAATTACTCTACTGCGGTTTTTTTAATCAACGATAATGTGCGGTGCATATCCTGCACCTATGAGGAAAATGGCTCCAAAACGCTATTCAAAACCCTCGACGATACTATCGAGGTTGGCGATTTGGTTGTTGTGCCTTCGAACACACGCCACAAAATGACAATCGTGAAGGTTGTCGAGGTTGATATCGATGTCGATCTCGACTCGCCAACGCCCATGGACTGGATTGTCGCGCCAGTAGAAAGCGCAGGCTACAAAAAGGTGCTTGAAATGGAAAGCGCGGCAATCGAGACAATCAAGAGCGCCGAAAAGCGCAAAAAACGGGATGATATGCGCGCAGCGATTTTCAAGGATCGCGATGAGATGCTGAAAAATCTCCAACTGACTGATCTTTCCGCGCCGAATTCAATCGAATGACACAGCTTCGAGAACAGCCTGCCTATGCTTTCAGGTCTCACAAGGTTGTTCTTGCAGAGTCGCATGCGCGACTCTGGTCGAAGATTTCGCAATCTTCGATGACCGAGGCGGGGGAGTAGTCTGTGAGATGGAAAAGCCGGGGGCTGCTCCTCCAATACGGTGATGAAAATGGCTTCGTGTGCAAAGTGCGGTAACAGACTTCGTCGGGATCGTTATGGAAAACAGCGCTGCCGACGATGTGGATATGCAAAGAGCAACAAGCATCTGGATCAAGGCGGGAACCCGCCGAAGGAAGCGGGCGATGAACGACAAAACACCACAGGGAATTGAGCCTAATGTGCTTCAAATCATGAAGGATTTGCAGGTTAAAGCAAATCTGGATTGTATTCGGGCCGTCGAGAGGACGGAAAACATCTTCGCGGGCGATATGCGATCAAAAATCACTTTTGCTCTTTCTCTCAGAAAATCTGTGATCGAAAGCTTTGCGCTTTCGTTTTGCCTTGCTGCCTTGATGGTCGAGCTTAAAAACTCGGAACATGGTTTTACGGATGATGATTTCGAGGCATACGAAAATGCGATGGCTGAAATGATTTTCCCGTCTATACGATCCGCAATTAACATGGCGAGACAAAGGGGTTTAAGGACTCTTGGGGATGTCGCTAAACTTGGCAACGAGATGGGTGCTAAATATGACCATTGAGACCCTTCCCCTCACTACGCTTGGCTCTGCGGCCTCTGCTGTTGTTGAAACCGTAAAGCATCCGCTCACCCACCATGAAGATGGCGTATATTTTGGCCTTGATGAGAATGAATATCACGCCGACCCAGCTCTCGGATCAACCGACCTTCGTCATCTCATGATATCTGGGTCTGACTATTGGTGGCGCTCAAAACACAACCCGCTCAAGGACGACGAGGAGACTATTGCCGTCACTAACGGCCACGCGCTGCATTGCCGCGTGTTGTTCGGCGAGGAGGAGTTTCATCGCCAGTATATTCGCGCCTTGTCACGAGCGGATCATCCAGACGCGCTTGTGACAATCGATGACCTAAAGCGAGCCCTCAAAGAGATCAACGCATCCGTTTCTGGCTTAAAACCAGAGCTGATTGCGCGCCTTCGCAATCTCAGCTCACGGTTTAAGATTTGGGACGTCATGGTCGGTGATCAGATCGAAAGTGGCAAGATCATCTTGAAGCCGAATGACTATGATAGGATCATGGTGTCGTCGGCGATGATCACCAAGAATCCATCTCTGGAGCGCTGTTTCCAGC